GTGGAGTATCAAACACAACAGGAGCAAGTAATTCTTTTTTTGGAAGGTTATCAGGACAAGCAAACACAATAGGTATATTTAACTCTTTCTTTGGTTCAAGTGCAGGGGCATCAAATACAACAGGAAATGATAATTCATTTTTTGGAAGGTCATCAGGTATAGCAAACACAACGGGGGCAAGCAATTCTTTCTTTGGTGCAAGTGCAGGGGCAGGCAATACAACAGGAGGCTCTAATGCTTTTTTTGGTGCAAGTGCAGGGGCAGCAAACACAACAGGTGGAACTAATAGTTTCTTTGGTCAGGTTTCAGGATTTGCAAATACAACAGGAAGTAATAACTCTTTCTTTGGAACAAGTTCAGGTCAAGGAAATACAACAGGAGCATCTAACTCTTTCTTTGGAGTAAGTGCTGGATTATCTAATACAACGGCAAGTTCAAACTCTTTCTTTGGTGAAAATGCAGGATTGGCTAACACAACAGGTGCTAACAATATAGCGTTTGGTCGTAACTCAGGCAGATACGCAGGTTCAGGAACTACTGCAATGACCTCTGTAAACAACTCTATTTACTTAGGTTTTCAAACTAGAGGACTTAACGCTACAGGCTCAACTAACGAGGTAGTAATAGGCTACGATGTAGTAGGCTTAGGCTCTAACACTACTGTGCTAGGCAACTCATCTACAACCTTCGGCAGATGGTACGGCTCACTATTGCTAGGAACAACTACCAACGCAGCGAGTTCAATCCTTACGATGGAGTCAACTACGCAAGGGTTTTTGCCTCCACGGATGACTGCTGCACAGCGGACAGCGATTGCATCTCCTGCTGAGGGGTTAATAGTTTATCAGACAGATTCAGTAATTGGTTTGTATATTTACGCTAACGCAACTTGGCGCACACTTGGAATGATTTAAGATATGTCGAATTTAGCAACGATAGTAAACAACATATTAGCAGACAGTGGGATTGATGACATCAATGTGATTGTCAGTACAGGCTCGTATGCTAACCCTGCGTGGATAACTTCATTAGCTTGGACCAAGATTACCGGTGCTCCTGCAAATATTGTAACAGGAACAGGAGCAGCAGGTCAAGTAGCTTATTGGTCATCAGCTTCAGCTATAACAGGAGAGTCAAACTTATTTTGGGATGCGACAAATGATAGGCTGGGGATTGGTACTGCTACTCCTGCTTTTACCCTAGATGTAAACGGAACAGGTAGGTTTAGTGGGCAGTTAACCGCATCCACAACAGCAGGTGGGACTTCTGCTATATTCCAAAATACAGGAACGCAAAATTCTAACGGAATAGAGTTAAGAGGTGGTACGGGCGGAACAGCAGTCAATTGGAAAATTGAAAAAGATAATACAGTTGGGAATGCTTTTCAACTTACACCATCAACTACTAATGGTGGGACCACCTATACTACACCTGTTTTAACCATAGCCTCCACAGGTGCAGCTACTTTTTCAAGTAGCGTGACAGTTGGGAGTTGGTTTAATGCTCCAAATAGTTTTGGATTAGCAGGTAGAAATGCAGCAAATACAGCATTCAGAAATCTTATTATTTTAAACTCAGGCAATCAAATTGAGATTGGTAGAGATTCAGATATTAGCCAAATAAGAATGGGTACAGCATCTGCAAATGATGCTTTAACTATCACCTCAGGTGGAGATGTTTTAGTTGGTTTAACAAGTGGGGGTCGTTTTTCTTTGAGAGATGCTGGTGGAAATGATACCCATTTTGGCTTGGGTGGAACTTATGATAATTACATAACTGCTGGGTCTAGTGGTGTTACTATTTTTAGAAATAGTACAGCCGAACGAATGCGCATCACCTCAGGCGGAGATGTTGGGATTGGCACGGCAACAATAAATCATAGACTTCAAGTTGCTCCTTTAGCTACTTTCGGTAATGCGGAAGACGGCAACATTTGTATTAGTACTACACCAAGCGGTGGAACATCAACATCTCCTACTACTACTGGAGGTATCATATTTGGTGATAATACGGTTGCTAATGCTTATTTGGGTAGAATAGCAGTTATTCAAGATAATCCATCCGCTTCTACCGCATCTCACATGAGATTTTATACCAATAGTGGCGGTGGGAATGGGGCTACAACGGAAAGATTGCGTATAACCGCAGCAGGAAGAGTACTTATCGGAACTCCTCCGCCTGCTGAATCAACCTTTGCTTTAGATGTAAACGGAACAGGTAGGTTTAGTGGTAGCTTAACAACAGGAGCAGATTTAACTTTATCAGCAGCTAATCCGTTTATTTATGGTGGAACAGCAGCAGGTAGTGTTGGTTTATCTAATATCGGTGGACAAACTTACGTTAGGGTATTTGGTTCAAGTCATGCTACCGTTCCAAATACTACACAATTTGTAAATGCAGGCAGTACATCGTTAAACTTAGCCTCCACAGGCGCAGCTACCTTTAGTGGTAGAGTTGGTGTTGCTGGTGCTGCTGCTACTTATCCAATAACCGTTTACAATGCAAGTAATGGAACTACTGCTGCTTTTGGTGGAACCGCTAGAGGGATAAGAATTGATAATGATGGAACCTTTAGTTCAGGAAGGTCTACTATTTTTGGTGTTGATAGTTCATTTTATGGAAGTTATCAACCAATGAGCATTGAAGCTTCTTCTTTGGCTTTACAAGCGGTAACAGGCGGCAACGTGCTGATTGGAACGACAACGGATGGAGGTGTAAATAGAGTGTTGAGCGTAGAAAGAAGTCAAAGTGGCGTTTCGTCTGTTGCTATGATTAACCCAAATACAGGTAATGCAGCAAGTGCTCAATTTATTATTTCTGCTAATAATTCAAGCGGATTTTATGGTGCCTTCTCTAGCACACACGCAACCGCAAACTGGGCGGGGCGTTCTGTTTTTGGTACTAATGCTTTGGGGGGTGGAATTACTATTTCAGCACACAATTCTGGTCAAGACATACGTTTCCTAACTGACTCAACTTCTAATATTAGAATGATTATTGCGTCAAATGGAAATGTTTTAATTGGAACAACTGATAATCCTGGTGATAAACTTAGAGTAAATGGCACTACTTTTTCCAATGAAATTATGACCTGGAATCCTCAAAATGATAATAGGTCAGGTATTGCTTGGAGATTTGGTGAAGCAAGTATTGCATCAGTAACTCCAAATCGTAGATTAAGAGTAAACGTTGGTGGAATTGAATATTACATTGGAGCAATGGAAGTATAAACTTTAAACAAATAAACAAATGAAAACAATCGAACCAGTATCCATTTGGGACAACGGACAAACAGTAGAGGCAACTATCTTAAACGCTTACGCTGTAAATGTTACACTAGGAACAAGTGCAACATTCTATTATCAACTACTTTCTCAAACAACAGAGGGGAATGTAGGTCAACAAGTAGCACAAGGAAACCTAAACATGACAGGCGAGGCTTACGCACAATGGGAAGTGGACTCCTACGCATGGGACTGGGTGGCAGAACAACTGAACCTAACCATCACAGGTGACTATGTACCACCAGTGCCTCCTGCGCCTGAGCCTACTCCAACTCCTGAGACCGAAGAATAAAATGGCAAAAATAAGCTCATACTCAACGGACAATACCATATCCTATAGTGACAAGCTTATTGGTACTGATGCTCAAGACAGCAACAATACTAAGAACTACACTATCGGCAGCATTCTATCCATGCCTCTACCAAATGTACCTGTCTACGCTAACAATACAGCGGCACTTGCTGGTGGTCTTGTGGTAGGGAACGTGTACCGAATCACAGGAACAGGTCAACTAGGGGTGGTGTTTTAAACACCTCCCCAACTAAAATTTAATCTAATGGACATAAGAAAAATATCAATAGGCCCAGATTACAAGGGTGGATCAATGCATTACATCGTGGGTCAGAAGGTGCTTGGTGATAGCCATGAGATTCATCTCATTAAGTTCACCATAGACACAGGAGCCATTAGGATCTATATTATAAACGAGAAGCAGGAGATAGTACTCTGGAAGGAGTTCAACTACACTATGCCTGTTGCAATTGAATACAATATAAACTACTAATGCAGTCCCCATTTGATTTTATCGTGAGGCCAATTAATGGTGAGCGATACAACAACACCAAGGATATTGGTGGCATTGAGTTCATTGTCAACACATCAGAGGAGGACCACAAGTTCTCCAACAGATATGCTGAGGTGATTGAGGTGCCCTATGGATACGATGGTCCTGTTCAGCAGGGTGATACACTATTAGTACACCACAATGCATTTAAGTTCTACAATGATATCAAAGGTAGACGTAAGAGCGGTCGTGCATTTTTTAGAGACGATAAGTTCTTCATTGAGCCTGATCAGTTTTTCATGTACCGTAGAAACGGCACATGGAACACTTATGACAGGTACTGCTTTGTTAAACCTATTCCTGTAATTGAGTCGTATATTAAGAAGCCATTCTCCCATGAACCCCTCATGGGAATTATGCGTTTCCCAAACGATTACCTCTCAACGCAAGGCATTTGTTCAGGTGACCTAGTATGCTTCAAGCCTGACAGTGAGTATGAGTTTGATGTGGATGGAGAGAAGCTGTACAGGATGTATGACCACCAGATAACTATCAAGCTATGAGAGAAATTAAGCTGAAGATAATTGAGGCAGGACACCAGGCTGTAGAGCAGCTTATTATGGTGGCTAAGGAGGCTATCATCAAGCATGATGATGAGGATGAGTTGTCTGCTGATAGGTTAAAGAATGCCGCAGCGACAAAGAAGTTAGCCATCTTTGATGCGTTTGAGATTTTAAATAGGATAGAGGCTGAGCGTGAAGCTCTTGATATGTTGGATAAGGGAGTGAACAGAACAGAAACCAAACAGGGATTTGCAGAGCGAAGGTCTATATCGAATCGTTAAGGACTACGTCCCTCAGAACGCTTTAAGTAAAAAGAACAGCGGAAGGACATGGATGTACGGCTACAATGAGCAGTACGACATGGTCGTTATATCTAGGACCGGAGAGATAGGTGATATCATAAATATCTCAGGGCTGCATGTGGCCTTACCTAAGGCACCTAAAGATTGTTTCTCAAGGAGCAATAACATCAGGGATCAATACTGGGAGAGGCAGGAGCTACCAAAGGAGCTGTTGAAGATACAGTCAATCTTCCACTGGAATGAGATGCCTGCTGAGTTTAAGGACAGCTGGGTAGACTACATTGAGGCTGAGTTTAACAGGCGTGAGGATGGCATGTGGTTTATGAACAATGGTGAGCCAACATACATCACAGGATCTCACTACATGTACTTGCAGTGGTCCAGCATTGACGTTGGATACGCAGACTATCGTGAGGCTAACCGCATATTCTTTATATTCTGGGAGGCATGCAGAGCAGACCATAGGTCATTTGGTATGATATACCTAAAGATTAGACGCTCAGGGTTCTCGTTCATGTCATCATCTGAGTGCGTTAACATAGCTACTCTTGCTCGTGACTCTCGTGTTGGTATCCTATCTAAGACAGGTGCCGATGCTAAGAAGATGTTTACTGACAAGGTGGTCCCAATAAATAGCAGGCTACCATTCTTCTTCAGACCTATCATGGATGGTATGGACAAGCCAAAGACTGAGCTTGCATACCGGGTACCTGCATCTAAGATTACTAAAAAGAACATGTCCACTGTCGGAGACAACGATGTGCTTGGTCTAGATACCACCATTGACTGGAAGAACACTGAGGAGAACTCTTACGATGGTGAGAAGCTACTATTCTTGGCACATGATGAGAGTGCTAAGTGGACTAAGCCAAATAACATTCTCAACAACTGGCGAGTGACCAAGACCTGTCTAAGGGTGGGCAGCAAGATTATTGGCAAGTGCATGATGGGATCTACATCGAATGCGTTGAGCAAGGGTGGGGACAATTATAAGAAGCTATACGAGGACTCAAATGTATTAACTAGGAATGCGAATGGACAGACTAAGAGTGGCCTATACTCATTGTTTATACCAATGGAGTGGAACATGGAGGGATTCATTGATAGGTACGGTATGCCTGTACTTAGAAAGCCTAACGCTCCTATCCTTGGTGTTGACAACCAGATGATACGTAATGGTGCTATAGACTATTGGGAGGCTGAGGTGGACTCATTGAAGAATGATGCCGATGCACTTAACGAGTTCTATCGCCAGTTCCCTCGCACGGAGAGTCATGCGTTCAGGGACGAGAGCAAGTCATCTATCTTTAACTTAACCAAAATTTATCAGCAGATAGACTACAACGACTCAATGATTGAGGGACAGATGGTTACACGTGGTTTGTTTCACTGGAAGGATGGGGAGAAGGACAGCAAGGTTATATGGACACCTGACCAACGTGGCAGGTTCTTAATTAGCTGGGTCCCTCCTACTAACATGCAGAACAATGTGGTGACTAGGAATGGAATGAAGTACCCTGGCAACGAGCACCTTGGCTCATTTGGATGTGACCCGTACGATATCTCTGCGGTTGTAGGGGGGAGAGGATCTAATGGTGCGTTGCATGGCATGACTAAGTACCACATGGACGATGCCCCTGCGAACCAGTTCTTTTTAGAGTACATTGCTAGACCACAGACTGCTGAGATATTCTTCGAGGATGTGCTGATGGCCTGTGTGTTCTATGGCATGCCGGTGCTTGCAGAGAATAACAAGGCACGTATACTGTACCACTTTAAGAACAGGGGCTACAGAGCGTTCTCATTGAACAGACCTGACAGGGTGCTGAACAAGCTTAGCAAGACAGAGCGTGAGCTTGGTGGTATACCTAACTCAAGTGAAGAAGTGAAGCAGGCACACGCCTCTGCTATTGAGTCTTACATTGAGAAGTTCATCGGGTTTGATATGACATCTACCTATAGACCTGCTGATGAGATAGGCACAATGCCATTCATTAGGACGCTTGAGGACTGGGCTAAGTTTGATATTAATGACCGAACAAAGCACGATGCATCAATCAGTTCTGGATTAGCTATAATGGCAAATCAAAAACATGTATATTTACCAGATAAAAAAGAGTCGAAAATTAGTGTTAATTTCGCAAAGTACGCTAACACTGGAAATCAAAGTCAAATTATTAGATGAAAGATGTCGTAGTTAATATATCTTCAACAGCATTTCCAAGCCAGTTTGTTTCTGATTCGGAGAAAGCTACGCCTGAGTTTGGTCTTCAGGTTGGTCAAGCCATTCAGTACGAGTGGTTTAGAAAAGATGGAAGTCAATGCAGATATTACAATCAGTGGGCTGAGTTTAATCGCTTGCGTTTATACGCACGTGGTGAGCAGTCCATTCAGAAATATAAAAATGAGTTAGCAATTGATGGTGACTTGTCTTACCTAAACCTTGACTGGACTCCTGTGCCTATCTTACCTAAGTTTGTAGACATTGTCGTTAACGGCATGAATGACAGACTATTTAAGGTTAAGGCGTACGCACAGGATGCGATGTCTCAAGCCAAGAGAAGTAAGTATCAGGACATGATTGAGAGCCAGATGCTTGCTAAGGATCTACTCTCTAAGATACAGAATGAAACTGGCGTTGACCCATTTGTAACAAACCCAGAGGAGCTACCTCAGACTGACGAGGAGCTATCACTATACATGCAGCTTAAGTATAAGCCTGCGATTGAGATAGCTGAAGAGGAGGCTATCAATACAATTTTTGATGAGAACCACTACCAGGATACACGCAAGCGTATTGACTATGACCTTGCTGTTATTGGGATTGGTATTGCTAAGCATGAGTTCCTACTAGGCTCTGGTGTTGAGGTGTCCTATGTTGACCCAGCCAATGTTGTGTACAGCTACACTGAAGACCCATTCTTTAAGGACTGCTTCTATTGGGGAGAGATAAAGACTCTTCCTATGACAGAGCTATTAAAGATTGACCCGACTCTTACACGTGAGCAGATGGAGGAGATATCCAAATACTCTCAGAGCTGGTACGACTATTACAATGTTGCTCGATTCTACGAGAACAGTATGTTCTATCGTGATACCTGTACCCTACTTTACTTTAACTACAAGACCACCAAGAAGATGGTCTACAAGAAGAAGATCCTTGAGGGTGGAGGCAGTCGCATTATAGAGAAGGATGACAAGTTCAATCCTCCTGTAGAGATGATGGAGGATGGGAAATTTGAGAAGTTGGAGAAGACAATTGACGTTTGGTATGATGGTGTGATGGTGATGGGTACTAACTTCTTGTTGAAGTGGGAGCTATCCGAGAACATGGTAAGACCAAAGTCTGCATCTCAGCATGCTATACCTAACTATGTGGCATGTGCGCCACGCATGTACAAGGGAGCTATTGAGTCGTTGGTGAGAAGGATGATACCTTTCGCTGACTTGATTCAGTTGACTCACTTGAAGCTACAGCAGGTCATTGCACGTACGGTGCCTGATGGTGTGTTCATTGATGCGGATGGATTGAATGAGGTTGACTTGGGAACAGGTGCGGCTTACAACCCGGAGGATGCGTTGAGATTATACTTCCAGACAGGTAGTGTTATTGGTCGAAGCTACACCCAGGATGGTGAGTTCAACAATGCACGAGTTCCTATCCAGCAGCTTACATCTAACTCAGGTTCGGCTAAGACTCAGATGTTGATTGCTAACTACAATCACTATCTAGACATGATCCGTTCTGTGACTGGTCTCAATGAGGCTAGAGATGGGTCTAACCCTGACCCTAACGCATTGGTTGGTGTGCAGAAGCTTGCAGCTCTTAACTCAAACACAGCTACTAGACATATTCTTGAGAGTGGTCTATTTATTTACCGAACACTTGCTGAGGCACTTACGTATCGTGTGGCTGATATTTTGCAGTACGCTGACTTCAAGGATGACTTCGCTAATAAGATTGGCAAGTACAATGTATCTATATTGAATGACATCAAGGATCTGTACATCTACGACTTTGGTATCTTCATTGAGATTTCTCCAGACGAAGAGCAGAAGGCACAGCTAGAGGCGAACGTACAGATGGCATTGTCCAAGGGTGATATCAATCTTGAGGACGCTATTGACATCAGAGAGATTAAGAATCTTAAACTTGCTAACCAGCTACTTAAGATGAAGAGAGTTAAGAAGCAGGAGAGAGAAGAGAAGATGATGATGCAGAAGCAGGACATGATGGCTCAGCAGCAGTTGCAGTCTCAGGAGTTTGCTGCTCAGGTAGCCATGCAACAGCTTCAGTTGGACACCCAATCTAAGATGCAGATTAAGCAGGCAGAGGTGGCGTTCGATATTGAGAAGCTAAAGGCAGAGGCAGAGCTGAAGAGAATGTTGATGGCTGAAGAGTTTAACTATCAGATGCAGATTGCTGGTGTCAAGGAGACCGCACTTGCAGATAGAGATATGATGAAGGAGGACTCTAAGGCTAAGCGAATTAGTCAGCAGAACAGTGAGCAGTCTAAGTTGATTAATCAGAGGAAGAATAACTTACCTCCATTGAGCTTTGAATCCAATGAGGATACGCTCGATGGGTTCGACATGGCACAGTTTGAGCCACGTTAAAAAAAAATATATATTTGTAACATAAAATCTAATTAAATGGAAATCAAAGTAAGATCGCTAGATGGAGTTGAGCCCAAGAGTGTACAAGAAGTAGAAAGAGAACTACTTGAGAAACATGAAAAAGAACTCAATGGGGAATTACAAAACGAGCTTGTTATTGATACTACTAGTATTGACAATGGAGCTCAGGATACTACTTCACAAGAAGAGGAACTATCTGAAGAAAAAGTTCTTTCATATATTGGAAAAAGATATAATAAGCAAATCAATTCGTTCGATGAGTTGATGGACCAGAGGCAGGCTAATGAAGAATTGCCTGAGGATGTTTCAGCTTATTTGAATTACAAGAAGGATACTGGGCGTGGCTTCGATGACTTCCTAAAGCTTAGGAAAGATTACGATGCAATGGACCCAGATAGTCTTCTTAGAGAGTACCTTGCAGATACGCAGCAGAATCTTGACTCTGAGGATATCGATGTCTTAATGGAGGAGTATACCTACGATGAGGACTTAGATGAGGAATCAAAGATTAAGCGTACAAAGATTGCAAGAAAGAAAGCTATTGCCGAGGCGAAGAATTACTTCAATTCTCAGAAAGAGAAATATAAGTTTCCACTTGAGTCAAGTGGTATTGGCTTATCTCCAGCAGAGAAGGAAGAATTCGAGGCTTATCGTCAGTATACAAAACAGTCAAAGACTATAGAGGAGGAAAGTAATCGAAAGCGTAGATGGTTCGACCAAAAGACAGAGGAGGTCTTTAGTAAAGACTTCAAAGGATTTGAGTTCGATGTTAACGATAAGAAGATTTTATTTGCTCCGGCATCTAGTTCTGAATTAAAGAGTGCTCAGTCAAGTCCATTGAACTTTGTTAATAAGTTCTTGGATGAGAGTGGACTAATTAAGGATGCAGCTGGATACCACAGGTCTTTGTCTATCGCAATGAATCCTGAAAAGTTTGCCAAGTTCTTTTATGAGCAAGGGCAATCGGATGCTACCGATGAAGTTTTACGTAAGACCAAAAATATAAATATGTCTGAGCGTAGAGCTCCTGAGGTTGTTAATAAAGGTGGAATGCAGGTGAAGGCGGTTGCTCCAGACTCTGGTAGGGGTCTAAAAATCCGCAGTATTAAAAAAATCTAAAAACTAAAAACAAACAAAAAAATGCCAGTTTTATCATCCCCTGGGTTCCAGTTGCAGCCAAGTGCTGAGCAGGTCCCTTTATCAACTAACTACATTACCAACTTTGATTTCTTGAACCAGTATCTACCTGATACTTACGAGAAAGAATTCGAGCGTTATGGTAATCGTACCGTAGCTTCCTTCCTAAGAATGGTAGGAGCTGAAATGCCTTCCAACTCTGATATGATCAAGTGGGCTGAGCAAGGTCGTTTGCATACTAAGTATGTGAACTGTGATTCTTCTGCTAATGCAGCAGCAGATTCTGCAACTATTACTGTTAATGATGCTAACGTAACTGCTATTGCAATCCGTGCTGGACAGACTGTATTTATCTCTGATAATGCTACAGGTCTTTCTAACAAGGGTATCGTTACTGCTGTTAACACTTCTAATGATACTTTCGAAGTTGCTTACTACGAAGGTGGTGGACAGACTTTCTCTGGAACTGCTGTACTTTCTGTATGGATTTATGGTTCTGAATTTAAGAAAGGAACTGTAGGAATGATCGGTTCTTTGGAGGCTGAAGATGAGTTCTTCGACAACTCTCCAATCATCATCAAGGACAAGTACGCAGTATCTGGTTCTGACATGGCTCAGATTGGATGGGTAGAAGTAACTACCGAGAATGGTGCTACTGGATACCTTTGGTATTTGAAGTCTGAGCACGAGACTCGTCTACGTTTCGAAGACTATCTTGAGACCGCAATGATTGAAGCAGTTCCTGCTGAGACTGGTTCTGGTGTAGCTAACGCTTCTTTGAACCCTACCTATGGTAACAAAGGTTCTGAGGGTATCTTCTACGTGGTTAACAACCGTGGTAACGTATGGGGTGGTGGTAACCCAACTACTCTATCTGACTTTGATAGCATCATCTCTCGTCTTGACAAGCAGGGATCTATCGAGGAGAACGTAATCTTCTTGAACAGAGCATTCAGCTTTGACATTGACGATATGTTGGCAGCTCAGAACAGCTACGGTGCTGGAGGTACTTCTTATGGTCTATTCGACAACGATGAGAAGATGGCTTTGAATCTTGGATTTACTGGATTCCGTAGAGGTTATGACTTCTATAAGTCTGACTGGAAGTACTTGAACGATCCTACTTTGCGTGGTGGCCTGCCTACTGGTGCATCTGCAACTGGTACTGTAACTGGTCTATTGGTACCTGCTGGTTCTACCACTGTGTACGATCAGATTCTTGGTAAGAACGCTAAGAGACCATTCTTGCACGTTCGTTACAGAGCTTCTGAGACTGAAGATCGTAGATACAAGACTTGGATTACTGGTTCTGCCGGTGGTGCACAGACTAGCGATCTCGATGCAATGGAGGTTAACTTCTTGTCTGAGCGTTGTGTATGTACCCTAGGTGCAAACAACTTTGTATTGTTCAGATACGGAGCCTAATTGTAAATAATGGAGGGGCCGATTGGCTCCTCCTTTAATCTTTAAAACCAACAAGACAATGGCAAAGAAAATGATGGGCCCCGGTCCTAAGAAACAAACGTCTAAAGGTCCTTCAGTAGGAAGCGGAAATCCTTTTACAGGAAAAAGCAAGGAAAGAGGATCAGCTTATAGTACAGCTGCTCAAAAAAGAATGGCATCTGAAGCTGAGAAATTTGGTAAGTATGGAGTTCCAACAAAAACTAGAGTGCTTCCTGAGTTGATGAGCGGTAAGGTTACAGTTAAAGCATCTGTAAAGAAGCCAGTTATTAAGAAGAAGAAGTAATAATTAACTGAGGGGGTCGCTGTGACTCCCTCTATTTTAAATTTTAATCAAATTATATCTAATGAAAAAGCAAGCAACAAGTTCTGACAAAGTCTATAAACTTAAGGGAGATTCTGCTCCTTTATCTTTTACTCTACCATCAAGAAATACTAGGAGATATCCTCTACTTTACTTTGATGAAGACAATAATGTAAACAGACCACTAAGATATGCCATCAATCAGAAGTCTCCATTTGAGGATGAGCAGGATGGCAACGCAATCTTAGAGCCAATCGTATTCGAGAATGGCTTCCTATCAGTTCCAAGAAATAACCCAGTTTTACAGCAGTTCCTTCACTATCACCCACTAAATGGTATCTCATTTATGCAGGTTGATTATGAGAGAGATGCAGCTAAGGAAGTAGAACAACTTACATCTGAGGTAGATGCCTTGATTGAAGCACGTCAACTTAGTGTTGATCAGCTTGAGACAATCGCTAGAGTATTATTTAGTAAGGACCCAAATAAGTTCACAACATCTGAGCTTAAGCGTGACATCTTGATTTACGCAAAGAGAGATCCAAAGGGATTTTTGAATATTCTACGTGATCCAATGCTAAAGCTTCAGGCAAATATCCACGTATTCTTTGAGAACAAGCTATTGTCATTCAGAAACAACAACAAGGAGGTATGGTTTAATACACCATCAGTGAAGAAGAAGATGCTTACTGTATCTTATGGAGAGGACCCATACTTTGCTGTGGCTCAGTTCCTAAAGACAGATGATGGCATCGATGCTTTGAAAATGCTAGAAAATAATTTAGATTTGTAACATAGTTTTTTTGGGCTTAAGTTTAAAAATGGGGGTGTAATAACACCCTCTTTTTTTTTGTTTATATTTGTAAAAAGACTAGAATGATCAACTCAGTTCGAAATACCGTATTGGCAATTCTGAACAAGAATAATTACGGATATATCTCACCCTCTGACTTTAACCTGTTTGCCAAGCAGGCTCAGCTAGAAATATTTGAGGAGTACTTCTCTGAGTATAACGATGTTACCAACAAGCAGAATGCTCGTGTTTCAGGTACTGACTATGCGGATATTAGGAAGGCTATAGAGGAAGCGATAGAAATATTTGCTACAACATCTACTCTTACTCAGGTTACTGCGGCTTCAAATAGATATTATCTGCCATCGGTAACAACGACTGGATTTGATTACTTTATGATTAATAAGATTCTTTGCTATGATGCTTCTGGTGCTACTAGATTATTCAAGGGTGAGGCAGAGAAGGTAACTCATGGTAAGATTACTCTGTTGGTCAACTCTAACTTGACTGCTCCAACTGAAAACTTTCCTGCCTATACTCAGGAGGGTAGCATACTTACTGTATACCCATCAACAATTAATCTTCCTAACGAGGTGGATGCCAACTACTTCAGATACCCTAAAGATCCTAAGTGGACATTCACTACACTAACTAATGGTGAGCCAGTATTCAATCAATCTCCTGGTTTAGGATACCAAGACTTTGAGATACCTATAGAGGATGAAATAAAAGTAGTATCAAAAATTCTTCAGTATGCCGGCATGTCTATTCGTGAGATTGAGGCAGTTCAGTTTGGAGGCAATGAAGAACAAAAACAATCACAATAATCATGGCATACATCACTCAAGAAAAGTACTACGAAAATAATGGAGTAGCTCCTGTAGATGCAAACTGGGGATCGTACCAGTATGTTAGCTTACAGGACATTGTCAATAACTTCTTGTTGATGTACTCTGGCAACCACTCATTGATAAATAATGAGGAGCGGTATAAAATTTTGTTTCATGCCAAGAGAGCAATACAAGAACTAAACTATGATGCGTTTAAGCAAATAAAAGTTCTTGAGTTAACTGTTGACGATACACTTAGATATATCCTACCATCAGACTATGTGAACTGGGTTAGGGTAAACCTATACAAGGATGGGTACCTAAGGCCATTGACTGAGAACATCCAAGTTCTTTCTTCATTGGCTTATCTTCAGGACAACACTGGTAAGATATTATTTGATCAACAAGGTAATGCATTGTCCCCTGAGTTTTCTGAGATTGACTTACAGCGATTGGAGGGTATTAAGAAGAGTATCTACTTGAATCCTCAGAGCAGATTCGATGGTCAGGAGGGATGGGATTTAGGAGGAGGAGAATGGTACTTCGAGTATGGCATTGGTGCTAGATATGGCCTTAATAATGAGACTGCTAACTTCAATCCTACATTTAATATAGATGCCAAGAGTGGTGTGATTAACTTCAACTCAGACATGTATGGTCAGTCTGTGATATTAGAGTACGTATCTGATGGCATGGAGAATGGGAATGATGCAAGTATTAGTGTAAATAAATTGTTTGAAAAATTTATTTATGCGTACATTACATATGAAATATTAAACTCTAAGCTTGGTGTACAGGAGTACATTGTGAGCCGTGCAAGAAAAGAGAAGACTGCTCTTCTAAGAAATTCTAAAATAAGATTGAGTAACATTCACCCAGGTAGATTATTGATGAACCTACGTGGCATGGACAAGTGGTTGAAATAATATGGCGAATATCACAAGAAACTTCATAGCTGGGAGAATGAATAAAGTCGTTGATGAACGACTAATTCCTGATGGAGAGTATATCGATGCGCTTAATGTTCGCATGGGATCTACAGAGAACTCTGAGATTGGTGTCATTGAAAATACTAAGGGTAACAGCAAGCTGACTACAATTAAGTATGTTAATGGTACGCCACTTAGCTCCTCAGCTAGATGCATAGGCACTATAGCGGACAACACGAACGAGACTATCTATTGGTTTATTCATGACTCAAACTTCCCAGTAGGTGCTACAGGAAAGCTTGATATGATTGTGTCATTCAATGTGTACAACAACATATTGACATACCACTTGATTAGTATCAACAATGGTGGAGGAACTAACACCACGCTAAACTTTAACCCAGGGTATCTTATCACAGGGATAAATATTATTGATGATTTAATATTTTTTACGGATGATTACAATCCACCAAGGTTCATAAACAGATTAAAGAACTATGCTGATCCTGTGGGTAACATAGACCAGTTTAGTGCTGAGTCTATTCTTGTTATTAAGAAGCCACCGGTAGAATCTCCTGGTGTTACATTAATCAACACAGGGAATCAAAATGACTTCCTAGAGAATAGATTCATTTGCTTTGCGTATCGATACCTATATGAGGATGGAGAGTACTCAGCTACATCTCAGTGGTCTGCTCCTGCGTTTCAGCCTAAGCCTTTTGACTTTAGCATTAACAGTTACCTAAATGAGGGGATGCAGAATCAGTTTAATGCAGCCAGAGTAACATATAATACAGGCGGTCCGCTTGTAGTTGGCATTGACTTGCTATTTAAGGATACCACTAGTAATGTCATTAAGGTTATTGAGAAGCTTAATAAGGCTGACCTTGGGTTTACAAATAATACTGTACGTACATACACGTTTACTAATAGTAAGATATTTACTGTCCTTCCTGAAAGTGAACTGCTAAGGCTGTATGACAACGTACCATTGCTTGCTAAGGCACAGACCATTATGGGTAACAGACTCATGTATGGTAACTATGTTGAGGGATATGACATGGTTGACATCAATGGCAATCCTATTAATCTTCAGTACTCTGTTGATTTGATATCAGAGGAGATTGGCACTACTGATATAGTGGACACGCTTGGCTCAGGTACCTATAATTTTGGCTCTCCTCAAACGATCCCAGGAGCGGTGGCATACTTAGACCTTTCACCATTTGAACTCGTTACAGGGGCCTCTATTTCAGTCGATATTTCATTTGAGCATCAAGGGTTTGCTGGAGATACTCCGTTCCCTACTGATACAACAGATAGTACGTCTCTTAACTTTTCATTTGTATTGCCTAGATCGTATGCTTCGGTGTATGAGTTGGCAACGAGTGTTGAGTTTCAAGATGCAATAGGAACAGTATCAAACATAGAGACTATAGCTAACTCTTGTAATGGCACTACGTTTACGGATCAGTTTAATTGCTCACTGCTACAGAACTTAGATGCGTTAATTAAATACCAAAGTGGTATTAGTGCTGCTGGTCAGGGGATTGGGATTATAACATCACCAGCTAGTCAATTAATTGGTCTTCAGTTGCTTACGATGCGGTATGTAAATAATACTACTACACCTACATTTAGCGTGTATGAGTACTATGAGTACAATGCTGTTAATGCCTTCTATCAGAAGATAAATTCTCCACAGAGTTTGCATAGCAATAGAGGATATGAGATTGGCATTGTTTACATGGATGATTTTAACAGATCAACCACTGCTTTAGTTAGTCCAAACAATACGATTCATGTACCATGCTCTGCATCTGATACTAAGAACTCTATTCAAGTTACTATACCAAACACACAGAAGGCACCTTATTGGGCAACACGATACAAGTTTGTAATTAAGCCTGATCAGGAGAACTACGATACAATATACAGCAGCATATTCTTCAATGATCCACTGACTAATAACGTGTTCTTCTTACTTGAGGGTGAGAATGCTAGGAAGGTTGAGCAGGGAGATAGATTGATTGTGAAGGCTGATACTAATGGCCCTACACAGAATTGTGTGTACACTACTGTGCTTGAGAAAGAATCTCAGGTAGAAGGATTCATTGAGATACCAAGTGATTTAGATCCAAACGTAAACATCCCTGTACCAGCTGGTGTATACATAAAGATTCTTCCAAACAATTTCTCTGTAGTAAATAGTCAGGACGATATTATTGCTCCAGGTACTATTCAAGTAGATGAGAATAATGGTGGGGATTATCCAATCCTAATTTATCCAATGAACTCTAAGAGGGTTGCTGGATATGATTCTCCTGCTAATCCTACATGGGTATATGAGGACTATACTGTACCTGCTGGTAGTAGAATAAAGATAAACCTTAAGTTCCAAAGACTTGGTGTTGGTAAGGGTAATGGTGATTGCGAGACAAGAATCTATACCCTAGAGAAAACCATGATTGCATCAGCGGACTATGACAACATGTTCGACTGGTTCAATGGAGACAATGTTCAAGTAGTTCTCAATGAGGGTGTTCAAGATGTGGGTGGAGATGGATGCGAGATTGAGAATGAATACATAGGTGATCCCAGTTTATTAGGGGTGTATAATTATAGTACAGGCTCAGCAACAGCAGCTATTACTAGTCCTGAAACATGTACCAATAAGTATAGATTCGCTAGGAATACAGTAACTAATGAGCTGTCACTAGTTATATCTGGTACTGTTCGTTGCCCAGGTACTCTTGCAAGAGAGAGGAGAAGATCTACTATTATTGCTACCTTTGAAGTCTTCAGAGCTGACAGCATAATTATATTTGAGACTGAGCCATCTGAGGCTTTGCCTGATGTATTCTTTGAGAATAACTTGTCTCTTCCAATTGTAAATGGATACCACGTAGGTAATGTCCAGACTCAGACGAATTCACTGCCAGCAATCATTGATACTCAGTTCTTTAACTGCTATGCATTTGGTAACGGAGCGGAGAGTTATAAGATTCTTGACTCAATTATTGGTAGGACACTTACCTTTGGTAACAGAGTAACTGCTGTGGCTGCTCAGGACTACAGAAGAATCAGAAGATTTGCAGATATGACCTATAGTGGTGTCTATAACTTTGAATCTAATGTAAATAAGCTGAACGAGTTTAATCTTGGTCTTCTTAACTTTAAGTACCTTGAGGTAGCATTTGGTCCTATCTTCATACTAGATGGTCGTGAGACAGACGTGCTTGTGCTACAGGAGGATAAGATATCCTACGTACTTGCTAGTAAGAATTTGATTTCTGACTCAGCAGGTGGTGGAGCTATCTCATCAGTACCTGAGATACTTGGTACTCAGATTGCTAGAACAGAAGAGTTTGGTATTAGCTTTCATCCAGAGAGTTATGTGCAGTGGGGATACGATAGATTCTTTACAGATGTAAAGCGTGGTGCTGTACTTCAGTTGAGAGGAAATGACCTTGCTGTAATATCTGAGATGGGTATGAGAACTTGGTTCAGAGATGAGTTCATTGAGTCATTCAATACTCAGAAACTAGGTGGATTTGATCCGTATCTAAATGAATACGTTTTAAGTACTAACTCTCAGGAGTTACCTAGACCACTCGATTGTTTGGCATGTGGAATTGCTCAGACATTTACTATACCAACTGGTAATACATTAACTTATTGCGTTGACTTAAATCAGCCTGTTGGCACTGTTAATATACCATATACTGTACCTGCTGGATCATTATCTAACTTTACTATATCGGTAACTTACGATGGTTCAACTCAGACTTCTGGTCTTGTAAATGTGTCAGGATCATTGCAGTTTAATAAGAATAAGAATAATGTTAATGAAGCTACCGTTACAATAACAGCAGCAGGGCCTCTTGAGATTACTGTAACACCTGGTTGTCCTGTAGAACAGACACTTACTATAGTGAATGTAACATTGACTAGTGTTGTTGATGCAGGCAAGTTCATACATAATCAGTACAGATATACTGCTGGAACTTTTGTATCACCATTGCAGTCAACTCTTGTTACATTTGCTACAGATGATTCAAGTCCTGTGGTGTCTCAATACGATACACTAAATGGTCCAGAGGGTAGTTCTGGTATACCAACCGGAGGATCTAGCTTACAGATTATATCGAATAAGATAAACTTTGATACATTTGATTTTGTACTAGGTCAAGATAAGTTTAGATATTTGCGTAGTAATACATTATATCCAAATACTTCTGTAGGAATTTCAAACTTATTAGCAGCATCTACATTAGTATCACCAATAACAGGAGCAGCTGGATTATATTCAGGATCATTTGTTGTACCTAGCAGTGGTCAGTACCTTTACTTGATTTGGGATTATAGAAACTCATTACCTCTAAATCTTTGCTACTCTAATTCAACTACTCTTGATGCATGCTGCGGCTGCGCATAAATAATTTAATATGGCAACATCATCGACATACTATTTAGACGCCCCATCACTTAGCAGTGCTACGGTGGTATATTCAAATGCTGCTCTAACTGTAGTTGCTGCAAATGGGTTTTACTCTGATGGATCTATTGTTAGACAGCAAGTATCAGGGGCATTGTTGCCTCAGGTTACTTGTCCAGCATGTTCCGTTCCATGTGGTAGTACAATAAGTGCCAATGGTACACAGGGTGTGTATTATTTAAATACAAATCTTGGTAGTGCTACTGGAGCGGTAATTATTAGGTTTAATCCTGCATCTGTTCCAGATGGAATTAAGGCTGTTTATAATAGTATTGTTTATAATGGACTATCATCCCCATCATTTGGCTGGCTTCAGGGTAGTGCAGGACTTTCTACTTACATTGGAGCTACTGGATCTGATTGTGGTATAGTTGCTGGGTCTCCTTATACACTTAATCAGTTTCAATATAATGGTACAACATTTGATGCTTTAGGAACTACGACTAGCGTGTCTGTAATTTCAGGGCAAATGAAGTTGACTGCCACAGCACCTGGTAATTGTGTTATGGTAATACCAAAGACCGCGGCATCTCCATCTGTTTTAAATCTTACATTTATTGGGCCATGTACTGGAACAATATTTAGTGTTTCAATATCTTGTCCAGCAGCTCTACCATCATTCGCTTCTAGTACAGTAAATGCAGGGAGTGCTACAGCATGTGCTGATACTATTGACCAAACGTATTATGTGGCCTATGTCAATGGAGGGGCTGGTGTACTTGGGTTATATGACCTAGTATTCAGTGATGCTAATGGCCAATCTAAGCTTAGTGCAGGGTACTATAAGACCACAGCTGCTGGAGCAAACAATTGGTTTCAAGTAGATGCCAATGGTGTCATTATTGCATTTGGTAATTGTTCATCTAATACATTCACGGTATACTTTGACGTGACTACAAATCCTAATACTTACGGATGGGGTAGCTCTGTAGCTGCTTGTGCCGGGACTGGTACACCTTTAACAGTGTACATTACTGGAACAGAACCATCACTATATGATGTGTTTCTTGCAGGTAAAGTTCTATACACAAACGTAGGGCTTACTACACCATTGAATGGCAACAATACACACTATAAGACTGTATCAGCTCCTGCTTCAGGAGAGACATTATTAATCGATGGAGTTGGAGTAATTTCAACTTGGGGAGGACCTTGTTAAACTATGGCAAACTATACACTATCATATAGCGAATCGGCACAGGGGTGGCCATCATTCTACTCCTTCATTCCTGATTACATGATCGGGATGAACAACTACTTCTATACATTCAAGGGAGGTAACTTATTTCGTCACAACGTAAATGAAACCAGGAACAACTTCTATGGTACTCAGTACACGTCTAGACTTCAAAGCGTATTCAACGTGTCTCCTCTTGAAAATAAGATATTCAAGACTCTTAATTTAGAGGGCAATCAAAGCTGGGCAACACTAATGGAGACAGACATTCAGACTTCAGGATTTATTGAGGCTGCTTGGTACGAGAAGAAGGAGGCATCATGGTTTGCATTTGTACGGAACGCAGGTACGGTACCAGCCCAGCCATCTGAGTATGCACTTAGATCAGTGAATGGGATTGGATTAAGTCAGAACGTAACAGGCCCTGCTGCAACATTGAATGTATCCTTTCCTATAGCTCCTGACTTGACTGAGATTGGTAGCATTGTAAGTGTAGGGGACTATCTATACTACAGCCTTCCTGCTAGCTATAGCACTCCAGTGTTGTGCGGTCAGATTACTAGCATTGTGGTGGACTATCCTACTAACAATAACAGGATAGTTGTGAATGCTTCAATTGCTGGGGGTGGTATCCCTCCAATAACTAACCCGTTCTTTATGTATATTAAGGGGTCCGTAGCGGAGTCTCATGGTGTACTAGGACATTATTGTATATTTACACTAGAGAATAACAGCACTACTAAGGTTGAGCTATTTGCAGTTGAGTCTGAAGTATTGAAAAGTTATCCTTAAATTTGCATTCATGGGAATCTTAGTAAGGCAACTAAATGCAAATGACTACGATGACATCTTGGTAAAGTGGTGGCAAGGATGGGGCTGGAATGCCCCTAGCAGGGACTTCTTACCTGATGATGGAACTGGTGGTCTAATTGTATTCGATGGTGATGAGCCAGTATGTGCTGGGTTTATTTACACCATGAATGCAAAGGTTGCTTGGGTTGAGTGGATAGTATCCAACAAGGAGTACAGAAAGAAGCCAACAAGAAAAGAGGCATTAAATCTTCTTATCTTTACATTAACTAAAATTTGTGAGAATAAGGGGGCTAAGTATATTTTCTCAAACAATAATAATAAATATTTGATTGATCTCTTTGTGGGCTTTGGATTCCTAAAGGGATCTACTAATTCTACAGAACTAATAAAGGTATTATAATATGGCAATCGGAACCGCAGGAATAGTAGCAATATCTACATCAATAGCAAGCGCAGGTGCTTCAGGTGCTCAAGCAGCAATTGCTTCAGAATCTGCTAAAAGAGCAAAAAAAGATTCAGAGGACGCATTTAAAAGAGCTATGAATGAGTTAACTGCAAATAAGTTTGCAGGACTTAGTATTCCAAAAGAAGCATATGAGCGTGAGCGTGAGGCTATGTTATCCGCAGGAGCACAGGCGATTAGTCAGGCTGCTGAAGGAGAAGGGCGTGGTGTAGCTGCTGCTGCTGGTCGTGTTCAGATGGCTCAGCAAGAAGGTCAAAGACAAATAGCTGGTGCTATGGGTGAAGATCTTATGAAGCTTGAGGGTCTTACTGCACAGGAGGAGGCAAGACTTTCTGGAGCTAGAGCAAACCTTGAGTTGGCTCAGGCAGAAGGGGCACAGACTGCTGCTGCTCAGTTTGGTGCTCAGAGTGATGCTGCTTTAACTGGAGCGTTCTCATCACTAGCAAGTGCAGGACAGCAGTATCTACAATCATCTGAGTTATATAAGAAGAATGAGGGTCAGAGAGAGCTTGATAGATTGAATAAGGATTACGATAAAGCTGTTAAAGAAGGAAATGTTTCTTCTACATTTAAAGATGCTAGTGGTAATACATTATCTTTTGAAGAGGCAACTAAGAAACTTGCACTTTATGATAAGACGTTTGCACCTTTAGAAAATATGACTCCTCTTCAGAGACAAGACTTCCTTATCAAAAATCCTCAGTACATAAAAGATTTAAGTGAAAACTTCTTTACTCAGGACTATGTTGGAGCTGCTCCCAGAATAGGATTACCGCAGACACAATCTCCATTAGTTAAACCAATCGTAACCACTAGATAAAGTATGGCAAGCTACTACAAATTTGCTGAGAGGCAGGCTGACAGCTTTGTAAACTGGGCAGAGATTGGTAAGGGTATTACCGACATGATCCAAACGGAGGTTTCAATCCGTGAGCAGAAGAAGGCAGCTATAGACCAGGCTACTAGAGAGAATCTAAAGAAGGTAGCAGAGGCACCTGTTGGGTCTCATGAGGGATTGAATACATGGACCCTGAATTATGCAGATAGTGCAAGAGAGGCCATCCTATTACAAGATAGATTACTTAAGTCTGGTGGTCTAAAACTAAAGGACTACACTGTCATGAGACAGAACTTAAACGATGGCACTGATGAATTGTTTGGTGTCATTAAGAACTTTCAGAATACATTTAAGGAGAAGAGAGATAGACTAATCAGTAATGATCCAAATAATAAGTCTCAACAACTTGAGATGGATTTGATGGCATACACTGAGAAGTTTGCTGACTTCTCTAAGTCTGCTGCTATTATTGACCCAAGAAATTTTACAGTTAATGTTGGTCTTATGGAGCCTGACCCTAATAACCAGGGGGTAATGAAGGTAGGAAAGCAGATTGCTACATCTAGTTTTCTTAGGAACATCCAGAATACCAAGGTAGACTACTTTGATTCTGAGGCTGCTGCTGATCAGGCATCTAAAAACTTTGCTCCATTTGTTAGAGCCACTATTGAAAGAATTAGTGGTCTGGAGGGGAAGGTTGTAACAATAGATGATGTTAGGAAAAATCCTGAGTATCAGAAGTATCTTAATCAGTCTTTAAAAAGTTTCTTTTCTAATCCTTTTAATGTCACATCTATTCTTACTGAGGATCTTGTTGAGGATGAGAATGGGAATCCTTATGTGTCAAGCATATCGGGTAAGCAGGGTAACGTAATTAAATATGTGTTTGATCCTGAGACTAACTTCTACAAGCCACAGCTTACAGATCAGCAAATGGCTGCTGCTACTGATAGGATGAAGACTCTTATTGAGATGAGACTTGGTTCAAGCATTAAGGACAACCCATATAATAGACCAACTCCTAAAGAAGTTAAGTCTGAAGCACCATCTAGTGGTGGTAACTATGCAGAAAGCGTTAATAAGTTTAAGACTAAATTAAAAGCAGTTCCACCAAAAAGAGATAAGTATGTATTTACTGGCACTGAAGACATAACAGTTGAAAATCTTGAAAATCTTTTCAGTTCTGATCCAGCATTAATAGGTAAGTTTAAAGTATCTTCAGTAGATAATGTGGTAACAGTTACTGATAATGATGATGTTTTAATTGGTTCTTACGATTTGTCGAAAACAGATGCACGAAATAAAGGAACTGATTTTTTTAAGCAAAGAGAAACATATCTAGATGACTTAATTAATAAAGTTACAAATTACTCAATCTCTAAGGACCCAACAATTATTGGTGTATCTTTGATGACAGGACAAGAATCAGGAGGAGGAGGAACATCTAGATAATAAGAAAAAATGGAAGAACAATTACTAAAAGATTACGTAGCAACATACCTAAATCCTAAGTATAATGGTGATTGGGATTTAGTTAACTCAAAGTTTCCTGAATTATCTGGAGTTGATAAGCAGACTTTAAAAGATTATGTTGCCACATATACTAATCCTAAGTATAATGGGGATTGGAATGTGGTGAATTCAAAGTTCCCTGAGCTATTCCCAGCAGGAGAACCTTCTGCTGAGCCAGTAAAAAAAAAAGGTACGGCATCACCATTTGTGGATGGTGGTTCGGAGCTTACAAAGTTTGACCCAACTACTGGAAAAGTTGTACAAGAGACTCCTGATTTTGCCACAGCTAAGCCTGAGGTAAAGGTACCTGAGCAGAAGCTACCTGCACGTACTGAGTTCCAATACCAGCCAGGTAAGCCTTTGCCTGAGCAAATACCATCCGTTCAACCTACTCAGCCTGAAAAGAAAGGCGCAAAGAGTTATCTTGAAAACATAGCTATTAACCTGGGTCTTGGTGCATCATATGCTAATGAGGCAGTGGCATCAATACCTGAGAGTGT